ATCTATTATCAACTTATAATTGAAACTAGTGGAATTGTAAGAGCATACTGTTCAAAAACTACTAATTACATTGTGCCATTTGAGCTTTCGTTTATAATTAATTAGCACTTAAATGATCATTTAAGTGATTTTTGTCCAACTTGGTACGGCAGCCGCTCCATATATTCTTCTGGTATATAATCCGTCTCCGGTGGCCATAAATTGAAAACGTACCCAGTTTATATCAAAAGATAGGTAATGTATATTGTTATTTACTCCATAGAGGATTCTATGCATATCTGATAATCCGCTTGTGTCATAATTTGAAACAGTGTTAGATGCTACAAACGTAAAACCACCTAACTTGCTATTTAGTGTATCAACTGTGCCTTTTAATTCATAGACAGATGCCGCCCCAGCAAGCTTGTTTGTGTCATCTTCAAATTGATTTGTTATGTCACCTTTGAGCAATATATTTTGTGCCATATTTGCGTCAATAGCTTTTAAGCCTGCAGTAACAGCATCACGGGTATTATGGAGGTCACTTCTAGTCAGCGTAGTGCCTCCTACGTCCGGCTGTAAAACATCTATCAGCGTTTGCAAGTAATTTATCTTTAGCGTGGCTTCGTCAATAAATTGCTGCAGCTGTGAAATGTACGGGCCGGCATTGAATGATTTATCGTGCAATGGATCATACCGGCAGATAAAAGAGAATTTATTAGACGATATCTGCCCGTCAGTATACACAAGTTTAACGTCAGCAATTATCATTCCGGGTACTTGTAATTCGCTACCTTGGAACGGGTATGTATATGTTGCAACGCTTTTAGTCATATCGGCACCAGTAACTACATATCCGTTCGGAAGCGTAAAGACTATATATGCCCTCTGCGCATTTGTAACATACGCGCCATCTGATTTTACCCTGACACTGAATTGAATCTGCCCGTAATCGCCTTGTGTAAACGCATATTGTGTTTCAAGTAGTGAACTATCATTTGCGTTTAGTTCAATGTCGTAATTCATCTTATACCACCTTTCCGAGTATTACATAGGTATTTGCCACGCGAGCCACAAGCACTTTATCTCCTTGGGCTGGTGTGTATGATTGGAGATATTTATAAGGCTTTTGGCTCGCCGCTGTTTCTCCATAAAATCTGAGGTATGGTCTACCGCCTGTTATATTATCAACTATTGCCATTCGATATGCCTTATCTCCTTTAAATAGCAATCTCATTTCGTCAAGCTGTTCACCTGGGCTGCTATAATTCACAGTTTCACCACCCTCTTCAAAGTGTGTGACATGGTTCCACCAACGCTTAAATCCATTTCCCATGCATACTCAATGTATTTGTTTCCTACACCAAGGCTGTTTTCACTAACATAAATGCAATTACGGTAAGAATGATGCGGCATTAAAGCTGTGGGGAGTACAACGGCATCGTAAGTCTGACTTTTTTCAATAGCAATTCGTCTGACCAAATCATTAAGAGTAGCTTGGTCTGCTATGTCATTAACACTTTCAATGTCCACCACATTGCGCCCGCGATTAACCGTTGATATCACGCTTGCTACGCTGTCGTTTATATACTGGCTTCTCAGTTCAACACCGTCTGGATCGTCTGTATACCGCACGAATATGTTAGGTACATTGTAGATATCAACACTCTGTTTTGCACCGCCTTTTATAATGCTCCTGTCGTTAGTCTGGTAAGCCTGCTCAGTCTGGCGGTTAAGCGGCTCAACATATCTACGGCTGACAGCATATCCACGGTTGTCAAAATGCAACGGCTCATAGTTGATAGCAGTCAGCAACGAATTAATAATATCTAATTTACTTGTTCCAATCTCAAACTCTAAGGCTGTGCCTACCGTCAAAATAGATGTTTCTATATTGGTCTTTTTGATTCCTGCCGCCGTTATAATGCTTCGCACCTGAGTGACATAATTTGCGCCGACTGGAATAAATAATCTGGTTGTTATCTTATCCTCTTTCAGAATAGTTCCGTAATCATAGCAATCTACTTGCTGCAGTACTCCGCTGTCCTGTCTGGATCTTTCTGGACTACTCATTATATAAGTGCCGAGTGGGTATTCAAGCCAGCCATTATGTGATTTTAACCGAAAGAAAGGACGCACCCTTAAATCTACTGTTTTAAGGTCTACGTCTCCTATTTCCCTGATTGTAAGCGAAGCAGTTCCCATTATTTCCTGAGAACTGTCAAACCGGATATTTCCACTCACATTTTCAAGGTCTTTTAGCTTAACTTCGTTTTTGTCGAGCAATTCATACCGGAAATTAATGGTGCGGTCAGATTCAAGCATATTCAGCACTTCTTCATGGGTATAACCGCCTTGTGCAAGGCTATACATCAAACCTCACCTCCCAGCTATAATCAATTTGGCTTAATGATATTTCCACGTTCTTTCCGGTATTAAACAAAGTGTTTTCATGCTCAAACTCACTGATATCACAGTAGAAACACGTTTCTGAATTTCTAAATAAGTAAATCCCGTTAAGTCCGTATAGCGTCTTTATCTTTTCGGCATTGGCATTACTGAGATAGAACGATGTGCCTATTCCGGTTTCCTTATGTATGCCAGATTCTTTTACCGGATAAGTACGCCCTTCATACTTTACAAGTTCTGCCTCATTTGAAAACTTTGACTTTATGCTGTTAAACCAATCACTGTCTGATTTGTAAATCTCAATGTAGTCACCTGGATTGTTTATTTCAGATAGCAACGCGCCTTTGTACTTCACCTTAATTGATTGCTTACCGCTGTCTGCGTAGCTGCCGTTATGCGCTCTGACAAAGTACTCATACATAACATCAGACTTTACGGCATAATCAGTATATTCAGATCCGGTAAAACGTCCAATTGGAATAAATGTGGCACCATCTTCTGAACGGTATACAATCTTATCTGCCGCGGTGGAAGTTGTGTTTATCAATATGCCGCCATGCGTAACAGATAAGGTCATATCTGGCGTGTTTGGCACTGATGCCGATATAGTGAACACCTTTGCGCTTTCGTCCGACCACACGCCGTATACGCTGCCTATGCGCATCTTGACTGTATATGTGCCATTTGGAAACACCATATTTGGTATATAAGAACTTTTTAATCCTCCTGGCATATCTCCGCTGTCATGAATAAGAGTTGCGCCCTGGTAAATCCATATTCGAAATATTGCCGTTTCGGCTGCGTTACTTCTCCACGCAATCTCTGTAATGGCATCGTTCTTCATAGTATCAATGATAGGTGCTGTGGGCCGCCCTGTAAGTTCAAACGATCCGTAAGCATATTCAGACACCGCATTGTTGGCATTATAGGTTCTCACACGCCATTCAATGATTCCGGTTGGTAAGGTGTTACTATCTAAGGTACGACTTTGAGTGGTTGTAACAACTCCAAGTGTTTCGGTCCATGATGCATTACCCTGTTGTCTCCACCCAAAGTCATATTTTACCTGACCGGTATCATAAAGGGAGTTATGTTTCCACTGAAATGTAAGTGCATTGCCTTTTTCAATTACATCACCGTTCGGATAAAGTATGGTCGGCGGATCTGGTACCGCATCATTGTATGTAATCTCAATGTATGGAATATTGCCGGATTCACGGGAAGAAAATTTCCAGATTTCCGTGTCGTCTGACTGCGTAGCCGTTAAATCGCTTAATCCAAATACTGCATCATTGGTCCCTTGACCGTTTGTTACAATAGCGGTAATATCCCATACAATCCATTCATTTGCTGTCTCAACATAAGCAGGGGAAGTTATCTCCGTTGGGGAATATGCTAAATCGCTATCAATGTACTGTGATTGCACCGTACCGCCCGTTAAGGTGTTTACGCTTACCGGTATAGCATACTGAGCGGCAGCAATCGTGCTATGACGTCCCTTTTGTTGGCAGTGTATCTTTAATTCAGCTTTTGTGATTTGCTTATTCGTAAATGATGGTATGTCAAATTGAAGAAATGAAAGCATGGCAGCAGAAGAAGTGACAATACGGTGAACATACATATAGCTTAAACTGCTAAAATTACCACTTGGCGAGTTGAACGCCACATAAGTATCAGCCTTGCATTGAATCTGCTGAGTTGCCATTATAGTCTACTCCTTCCTGCCCTTACTGCCTGTTTATTTTGCTGCATAAAACTTACTACATCCGTCCAGTCCTTTACATTCTTAGCGTCAATGTTTGCCTGTAATATATAGGTATCTCCACCTGACGATCTGCGTGAATCTGACGAATTAACCACACGTGATCCAGTCGGTAAATAAACTTTTTCAGGCCCGTGTTCGCCTACCCATGCCATACCACCGGAAGCATATTCAGTGCCAGAAGCATAATACTGTGTTTGCTGCTTTTGTATACTGCTTTTCATATTGCCTACGCTGCTGCTCACCCCTTCCATTGTTTTATTAAGAGTGTCGCCTTTACCAGCAATTACGGCAATAATAACTCCAAGCGCAAGTAATGCTGCCACAACGCCAATGATAATAGCTGTTGTTTTTATAGACTGAGCATCTAACCCCTTAAAAAAATCTATCATTCCTTTTCCTGTACTTGTGACCTCTTTAATGGCTTTAACAACAAGCATAATGCTTGCCACAGTACCACCGAGTGTGATCAATGATTGCAATACCGGAATCGGTATCTTTGCCAAAGTGTCAAAAAACGCCGTCATTATCGGGGCAAGTGCCAAACCAAACGAATTTTGTAATCCTTCACTTGATTTTTTCATTCGCTGCAATGAATCGTCAAACGCACCTAACTTATTTAATGCGGTATCGTCAAGCACATATCCAAGGCTTTCAGCTTCTTTTCCAAGTTCTTTTAGTCTGCCGCTTCCTGCTTCAATCAACGGGTTTAATTCCCTAGCGGATTTTCCAAATATCTCCATTGACTTCGAATCACGTTCGGTTTCGTTTGTTATTTTTCCGAGTGCATCGATTAAATCATAAAACGTATCTTCTGCATTACGCAACTCTTTGTTACCGTCCTTGTATCTAACCCCAAGACGGGCAAATGATTTCTGCATGTCTTCGTTTCCGTCCCTTGCCTTATCCATGCTTTTAATCATTTTTGTCATGGAGGAACTAATCTGTTCTGTTGATACATCTACAAGCTCAGCCGCGTAATCCATTTTTTGGAGTGTATCTGTTGCTAATCCGGTTGTACTTGACATTGTAAGAATATTATCTGCATACTCAGACGCAGATTTAGATGCATCGTACAATTTTGTAGTAATCGCTCCCAATGCTACAATAGCTATTCCAACATGTTCACCCAAACCGTCAAATTTAGAAGCAAACGCTTCAATCGCTGGAGAAGCTTCTAATCCCAATGCATTTCCAATCTCTCTTATTGTATCGCCAAATGAACGTTGTTTTTTTTCGGATTCCTCCACTGACGCTCCGGCTTCTTCGCTTCTGCGTCCATATTCTTCAAGTTCATTACTTGCGTTTTGATATTCACCATTCATCCTTTCTAGTGTTGTTCTCGCAGCAAGTAACCTTCTATCAAGCGAGTCTATTTGCGCTTCGGTTGCTGTGCCGCTTGCAATGGCCCTATCATAAGCCTTGCGGTGTTCGTCAACAATTCTGGTTTGGAGATTAATCATTTGTGATAGAGCTTCTTTTTTTACAGTAAGTTGATCTGTCTCAGTACCGTAATTTTTTGCTTGTTCTTTTGCAAGCTTGAATTCAGCCTCGAGTAGTCCCATCTTCCGGTTGCATTCTGTAATACCTCCCGAAAACTGAGCATAGTCAAGCCCAATTACTATTGTTCTTCTATATTGGCTATCACTCATAGGAATCCCTCCACATCTTTCATGGAATTTACAGTCTGCGTTTCAACTTCTTGCGAAAAATACTTAGACTGATAATTTTCTTGTGTTTCAATACACGCTTTATCATGATAAATATCAACCATTTTTAATACCTTTGCTGGGCTGCTGATTTCAAACTCTTGCTCAGACATATGCATTTCTACGCAGTACACGTAAAAAAGCATATCAAAATCAATAATTATTTTTTCGAGCTTGATTTTGCCAGCGCCGTTAATATCTGAGCAATCATTTTTTTTGTTACTGCTTCCTCTGTTTCCTGATCCATTATTCCAGTTGATTCATTGTAGCTGTTGATAATTTCATTAAGGTCTACTGGATTCATTGACAATGCCAACGCGTTAGCCTCTTCGATGGTAAATTCTGGGTTATTAACTTTTATTCCTGAATAGATAACGACTGCGCCAAACTCTTCAATTGGTATCTCTGCAGCAGCCTTTTGCTTCTCCAAAAGTTCCTCCATCATGTATCGCATTGCTTTGACGTTAAATGTTGCAAGCAATGTGGTTTCATCGGCAAACTGTATTTCGATTTCGTTTGCCGGTCTTGCAGTTATTTTTCTCATTTCATACCTCCTTGTAAAATAAAAGCCCCATATAGGGGCTTATAATTATGGCGTTGGCGTAGGGGCCGGATATGATACTGGTCCAGTCGCAAAGAAAGCGGTTGCCTGTGCTGATGTGTAATCTGCATTAGCGGTGTCTCCAAAGAATCTGATCTGTTTATCTGACTCGCGTGGAATAAAGTTGATAGTGATAGAATCATTTGAAAAGTTAATGTTGTTTGTTGACTGCTGTACGGTCTGGTTTGCGGGTCTCGCTCTTCCTTTAAGTAGCCAGATCTGCTCCTTTGTACCTCCGGTCTGTTCAATTTCATAACCTACCGCTATATATGGAGGTTGATCTCCGTCTTTTTCAATCAGTACTCCATCGACATATGTATTTCCCATAATCTTTGCTCGCTTCTCAATGAAAAGCTTATTAAGATCAAATACAGCTGAAACGCCTTTCAATATTCCGATATCTTCTTCTTTTGCTCCGTTGCCGTACTGCTCACCTGTTGCGATCTGTGGGGTAAGCTGTATCTGCATTGCTTTTCCAAGCGATTCCACAGTACCATACGTTGTGCCTTCTGCAGCATCTGTCAACATTAAGCAGAATACGGGATTTGTTACATTAATACGGTTTGATTTTACCGATTTAGCCGCTGTCATTATTCGATATCCTCCTTTATATATTTAAAGTTTAAGTTTGCGCGCCATACTTTTCCATTCGTGTCATAGCTAATTTGCACAGAAGGAATGGTCAGATAATCAACCAAAGCAATGGCCCTTTTAAGTTGCGTTGAATAAGTTTCGGATAAATTTCTTTCCTCACACCAGATATCTATTTCGTAGGTGTCTGAGGCTTCTGTTTCATCGCCATCACCGGCTAACTCGGTTTCTTCCAGGCTTTTATACCAAGTGGCACATGGCGATAGAATTGGCTCCGATAACTCAATTACTGGAATGTTTAAAGTGGTTTTAATTAATGCTTCGATATTCATCATTCCACCACCTTTTTCATAATGTCATGGAGTGCATTACTTATATCTCCCTGTGATACTTGCAATGCCCGCTCCATGAACTTTGTACCAGGTACGAATGTTTTACCGTCCCTTGCAATATGTCCGTCATTCAGGAATCCCCATTTATATCCGGTATATTTTCCGCCCTTAACGCTTACATAAAGATCGCCTTGCTTGTTTCTTCTGACAGTAAACCTCACATCGTCTTTTATGTGGACATAAGGGCGAGATCCGTCATAATTCTTTGGATCTATATCAAGCCTGGATTCAATTCCGGATCTGTGTAAATATCTGACCACATTTCCTTTGATTGCTGATCCGGTTTTACTCAAAAATTTCTTTTCTTCCGATTCCATTGACTTTGGCAATGATCGCAACATTTCATCAATGGAGGAAATCTGTTCGTTAAAATCCATATCAACTCTGATATTATCACCCCACAGTCAGAGACAATGTTGATTCGTCTTTGGGATCTTGATATGTGCGCAGTATGTTATAAACCGCGCCGTTATAAGTAACTTTTTGTGGAGTTATGAGTGTACCATTTGATAATATAGACATTGAATCATAATCTTCTGGGTCAATGTCTATATTTAGTTTTGGTTTTAAACCAACTCCATAAGCCTGATAAAATTCGCTTCTTACACATGATGATTTTGTGCAAAATATTTCTTTGCTTGTTTCGTTAACTTGGCTTCCAGAACCAACACGAATAATTAAGGTGCAAACATCGTTTCTCATGGTATCGGCACCTCACTATATTCGCTCGCAAGTGACATTGCTATTTTCGCGGATTGATACGCCTGCATATATCTCTCAGCTTCGCCGTTATAGTTCATCTGCCACCTCAAATAGAGTCTCAGAGTAGCCAAAGAAAGCATATCTCCGTCCGGTATGGTATTGACTCCGCCCATACTCAAATCTGCGAGACATGCTCCCTTTAGTTCTCCTAACTCATCATCTAATTTGGTGTGGCTGATTCTGACCATGCTGCGCATCTGTTCCGTTGTTACATTAATGGTCAGCATTTGTTATCACCTCACTTTGCATTTTTTGGAGGCTTTTCAGTATCGACAATAACTTCAACAAGTTTCCCGTAACGGGTGGAGTTTAGTTCTTCCACCCGTTCAGGAGTTGTTGAAAAAGTATCGCCGGCTTTTCTTATTTTTTTAGCTTTTATGTCTCTGAACTCCGTCAATACTATAGCATTCATGCATTACCTCCTATGCTGCTGGTTTGTTTCTGATTAATGCAAATGCTTTTGTATCAAGCACTCCGCCATCAACAATGGTATAGGCAGCGTAATCAACAGTTCTTGCCTTTACGTGTTCTTCTGTCGCGACAGACATCGGCTCGTTTGTATTCATCACGTATCCCTGCATCGGATTTCCAATAAGGATTGAACCTTCTGTTATTCCAGCATCTGGCTTTACGATCATTCCAAACATTCTACCTACCCCGCCAGCTGTTACATCAGGAATAAATAAAGGCCTGCCCTGACCATCAACCAAATTTGCAAGCTGCCCCCAAATCGTGGCATTTGATGCATAAATAGCGGCAGATGATAAATAGGAGGAATGGATCTTACCAATGGCGGCAGTGAACATTGTATAGCTTAAAGGAATAGGAGTTGTTGCTTCCGGATCGTACTCCACAACCTGTGGCGTGCTTGACTCTGCCAGTAAGGCGGTTTCAACTCCTTCAGGCTCGCGTGGAGTTGCCGTGGAACCTTTACCTTTTGCAACTGCAGTTCCTAAAGCTACTCCGATTCTTTCAGCAAGTTCGTTCTGGATAAAAGGAATGAACTCCTCAACAGCCATGCTTCTTAACTTCCATGTGATTGTGATTGCCTTTGCCAGTTCACACCCGCTTAATGTAAGTTCTCCAAATGTATTCTGTTCGTCAGCGGTTGCGGTTCCTTCTGCGTAAAATGCTGCATCTCCGGCAGCAATTCCGGAATGCTTTTTAATTGTCAGTGTGCCTTTTACGTTAAACTTTTTAACATCTGCAAGCAAAGGGTACATCTCTGTTGCTCTTTTCCAGATGCCCGCTACAACCGTTTCCGGGATCAGCACTGATGTATTGCTGGTATCATGAGTATAGGCATTATTAAACTGAGCGTTTTTTTCATCAAAAATCTTTTTTTCTCCACTGTTAAGTGGCTTGCCCTGCATTGTCTTGGCCCAGGCGCTTTCATAGATTTTATTTTCGTCTGTTTTAGCATCGTTCTGTGCAGCTTCCATTGACACACTGTCAACAATTTTCGCCGTTCCTGTTGGTACGCTTGCATTTTCCATGTCAATCCCCTTTGTTTTGTCTCTCAACGCTTCACGATTGGCATTTAAAAGTTTTGATTCTTCCCACTGATTATCCAGCGTTTCCACTTCTTTCAGTTTTGCTTTTGCATCTTCGATTTTGCCTTCGTTTGTAAGCTGCTCGCTTTCGTTAAGTAATGCTTCTCTTGATGCTAAGTATTTTTCTTTTTCCATGTTTGTTTTACCTCTCTTTTAATCTAAGATTTTTGATTTTTGACATTAAAAAAGCAGCATCACTTTGTTTAGTGTCCTGCTCATTAATCATTTTTTTAATTTGATCCATTTTGTCTTGACTTGGAAGTACGAAGTTTCCGGCTACAAGTTGAGGATTTAAGTTATTTTTTTCTTCAAACATAATTCCATCAATTAAGCCTTTTTCCAATGCCTGATTTGCTGTTAGCCATGTTTCTTTTTCCATCATCAGTAGCGCTTCTTCTTTGCTCATTCCGGATTTTATAACATACGCATTAGAAAGAGCATCGTCAGCAGTTCTTAATACTTCTGCTGTTTTTTCAAAATCGGAATGATTTCCTTGCGCTCCTGTCGATACGCAATGCACCATCATAAGTGCTGTCGGAGCCATTTCGCAATGTCTGGCCATTGCTATAATACTTGCTGCGCTGCAAGCTTCACCTACTATGTAAATATCAACATTGCCCTGATGTGATCTAAGCATTGTATATATTTCGCTTCCAACATCAATAACGCCTCCAGGGCTGTTTATATAAACTTCAAGAGGTTCATTAGATGCAGCGCCCAGCATGTTGTACACATCTTTCGGAGTAGTGGAATCCATTTCCAAATAATCGTAATACCATTTATAATCATTTGGGATTATTGCACCTTTAATATCAATTCTTTTCACTATTTACACCTCCTTTCTATTCTGTAGTAGGTCTTGTGTCTAACCGTCTTACGTATACATCTCCGCCCGGAATCGGTCCCTTATTCAGAACTTCTCTTACTTCATCTGCGTTCAGTATGCCTCTGTCAACATAATTGACCAAGTTTAATTTTGTTTGCATGCTTGCGAAAGATAGATTTGCACTTTCAAACAAGATCTTATTTCCAAATCCTCTTTCACGACGAGAAAATAGCTTTCTTGTATATTCATTTGACAGTTGAATAACAACAGGCTCTACGTTTGATTCATAGTAAGATATCCAATCATCTTCACTATATTTAGCCTGTATAATTTTTTCATTTGTATTAAAAAATGAATATATTCGTTGGACTGTCCTATCCATTTGTGTTGCGTTTGGTACAAAATCTTTTGGTTCTATTTGTTTTGCGTCCATCTTTGCATCGGTTGCAGCCGCACCAACTGTTTCCGATGTTTCGGTATTCAAAAAGCTGTCTACAAAATCTTTTGTTTGTTTTTTTATGTCTTCTGGCCTTATAGTTTGATTAAATTTAAGCAACCATCTAATTATATTAGAGTTTTTAATTGCTTTCACAATTCCTTGGTCAGTAGTTACAACAATATCCATCAGTGGAGTTAACGCGGCAGCGGGGTTATCTCCAAATATTTCATTACTATTGAAGTCTTTTCTCAGATGGATCACGTCAGTATATTTAAAAGTAAATATTTTACCTTTATTTGTGGTAAATCTCAAAAACAATTCAAGTTGGTCATTTTGAATAGCTTCGCAGCTTGATGTGATAATTGGATAAATAGCAAGTGGGTATCCGTTTTGGTCTCTTTGTATGTACGCGAATGCATTATTTGTAAGTTCCAACTGTACTGCAAGCTTTTCTTGTAACATTTGTCCGGTCATATATGGATTTGGTTCTTCTAACAAAAATTTCATATAAATTTCCGGATTAACTTTTAAATCTTTTGATCCGTCTTCTCTTATCGTTTCTCTGATGTGTTTTCCTACGATTTTGCCTATTGCCTGCGCTTTTGGCCTTATTGCCGATCTTACAATATCACTGTAATACAAGTTACCGTTATACGAATAAAATCCATCTCCCATGTCGGTTATTAACTTGTATTCTGTTACTGTGACAGTCTTGTTTCTGAATTTATCTAATATTCCCAAGTTTGCCTCCTTTCTATATCATTGACAGATATTCTTCTAAATGGTTTTCATAAACAACATAAGCATCAAGTAATCCAGCCAACCCGTCAATTCTTCTGGTTCCGAGATTACCTTTACATGGTTGAATGTTGTTATTTTTATCTATATCAACCGAAGTATTTGTCAAACACCATTTCAATATAGGGTTGTTGTTATAAATTATTTTTTTCTTATCAAGGTCAGCCCCAAGAGATTTCATCGGGCTTGATAAAGTTTTTTTGCCCTGAATAATAGGCTCCATTACGCTTTTCCCAAATGTATTTACCATGTCTTCTACAAAATACGTGGCAGACCACGAATCGTATCCGCACTTAAACAAATATATGTCATACTCTTTTTGCATCTCTTCGTACCATTCTTTTACAAATTTATAATGCACTTTGTTTCCTGGACACGTTCTCAGCAATCCCTTACTTGCCCATATGTCATACGGTATTTTATCTTCTTTTACTCTTCTTTCCAAAAGATCCTCTGGAAGCCAATACATTTGCAATACATATATCATGTCATTATCAGGCACTCTAAATATTACTGTTGCATTGGTAAGGTCGGTTGTACTTGATAGATCGCATCCGCCTATCCCATATCTCGGTCGCAAATTTTTGACATCAAATAACTCAGTATTGTTAATTTGTTCAAACGTAAGCCACGCTTCGGAAGAAGTTTCACGTATATTAAACTCTTTGCAAACAAGGTTCTTGACGAGTGATGGATTTTGCATTGCCTTTTCAACTTTGGCTTTTAAAGTAGCACGATTTTTGATTGTGCCAAGTCCAGGGTTTGCTTTTTTCCAGCAATTTTCATCTATCCACTCTTTTCGATTGTCTAACTCATAAATAAAAGCAATAAAATGCTCGTCCTTATACCCGTTTTCATCAAAATATCCATTGATTAATCGTTCTGCTTCTTCGTATTTTTGATCGTATATATCTTCTCTTACCGTTCCGGCAGTAGAAGTTATAAATATCAACGGCTGCTCCCTTGCAGTTACACCATCTGCAATAATATCATAAAGGGCTTTACCGTTTTTCCATTGGTGTATTTCGTCCATTAACCCGCAATGAACATTTAGTCCATCTAATGTATCAGAATCACTTGCAAGAGGTTTAAATACTCCAGCGTTAAAATCCTCACTTGAAAGTTCTGCAACTAAAGGCTTAATTCTTCTCAAAAGTGCTGGCGATTTTTTTACCATACGTTTTGATTCAAGCCATATGATTTTAGACTGATCTTTCTTAGTAGCTGTTGCGTATACTTCTGGTCCTTGTTCTCCATCACCTACAAGCATGTAAAGGCCAACACCACTTGCTATTAATGATTTTCCGTTCTTTTTACCAACGATTAAGAGCGATTCATGGTATTTTCTTAACCCGTTTATATCAATAAATCCGAATACTGTGGCAAGCATTGCCTTTTCCCATAATTCAAGTACTACCTTTTGACCGCCCGACTTTCCTTTTGAATGATGGCAATAGTTCTCAAAAAATTCGATTATATGGTTTGCTCTTTTAGAACTGTAGAAATATTCTCCTGGGTTATGTATGTCATATACAACCTTTTTGTAAGTCCTTCTTACCTTGTCGCTTACAATCTCGATACCGGATTCAATCTCTTCCCAATATTCCAATATTGGATTGTAAGTTAATGGGTATTTTTTCATATATCCTCACGTCCTTCGACAAAATCATCAAAACCATCGTTTTTAGGAGGATCCTTTTCTACTTTTGGCAGTAAACCAAGCAGTTTTTCATTTGCTGTGGTATATCTCTGTATCATGGTGTGGTAAGTCTTTACGTATGGGCTTTCTCTTAAAATTGTATAATCACCCTGTGGCATTTCATCAATAACGCCCGTTTCATTTATATTTTTTCTTAATTCTTCAAGCGTTATTCTCATGAAAGCGCACTCCTGAATGAGGCCTTCAAGAGTTTTTGTTTTACGTTGGTCTATTTCTTTGTATATATCTTTAAGTCGTTTTATTTCCTTATCAATTTTTTCATCTTTAGTTAACTCCCTCTTTCTTGCCATAAAAATCACCTTCTTTCAGGGGTGGGGGTCATATGGAAATTACCTGTGTGTTATTTCAATGTTGGGGACTCGGTGAAATCAAAACAACCCCCACTTTCGTTTAAGGGGGGCCTATGGCTTTGTATCAGAACGGAATCGTCCTTCTTTGTTTCTATTTACCCGCTGTTTCTGTCAGTTAGTGAACGGAATTGTCCTTGTTTGCCTTTGTTCTATCAGACTTCTTAGGCATTAGCATTATGCATCTACCTTTGGGGAGCCATATTCCGCCACATGAAGGGCAGTCTCTTCCGTCACTCTGTGCTTCTCTAACTGCAAAGACCTTGCCACACTTGCAACACTCCATTATAATTCCTTTTGATCTACGCTCGTTCATTCTACTACCTCCCAATCATCAGCCATCAGATCATTTGGTGTTGGGTTCCAGTACTTCGGTTCTTTATGCTTCACACATATAAAGATAGGTTCAGTAAGCATAAACTCAACACCGCTTTCTCTCCACGATTTTCGTCTTATTAGTGAGGTTGTATCCATAGCTTTCTTTATTGCTTTATGTATAAACATTGCTCAGTCCTCCCAATCAATTATAGATACGCTTGCCGCACCCCTTACACTCATGTATGTGGTGAGTACGCATTACTCCTGGTCTCTCTGTATCAAGGTAAGTGCCTATGTACTTTGTCTTGCTGTGCTTGCACCATAACCGTTTAAATAGTTTTACCATCATTCTTTCTCCATCTCCCCTCTATTTGTGAGCAGGCGGTTTAATCCTTGTAGTGAATCCAAGTATTGTTTCAGAACACTTTTCACAAATATCTATCTTCTCATATGTGCTCCATGCTGGTGGCTTTCTATTTCCGCTACGGCACGTCTGGAACACACTACGCATTACCTTATAACTTGATGTAGCTTCGTTCTTACCACACACATCGCAAACTCTCTTGTTCATTCTTCCTCCCTCTCAATAATAGGAACCGGATTGCCTTCCGCATCAAACGTGCATCGGCTCCGGTTCTCTCTCTGCTTTATGAAGTGTCCTTCTTCCCTGTCATGGCATTCTTTGCATTCGTATTCAAGGTTGTCATGGCTTAACGATATCAGCGGATCGTTTATGTTTTCAGGTGTCAACGGTATCTTGTGATGTACCATGTACCCAAGTCTCTCATGGCATTGTTCACACAGTCCACCATCAATTGCTATACGCTCCGCTATGTATGCTTTCCTACATCTGCGCCATGGCATGCCGCCATAGAATGCTCTGGCAAATTCTTTAGCCATCTATGATCACCGCCAGTTCAGTATGTGGATCTATAACTACACATTCAATTCCAATTTTTTCGGTAAGATCTTTTTCTATATCTTCAATGTCTGACTTGCGCATTATACACTTTGTTCTGAATATCATTTTCTTTGTTCCAATCGAAATAATAGGAACAACATTAACGGAGCCATCGTCATTTGCGAATGCAATACCGGGAACGCCTTGTGTCACTGTTTTTCTTTTTTCTGTTATTGTTTGTACTGAACTGCCATGAATCGGCGGATGTGTTGGTGGTGTATCACACATTCTCGCGCCTCTTATATCTGTATTACCAAAAAACCTCATTTCGTTTCCTCCTTAATTTTTGACATATAAAAAGCACCAAGGTAATTACCTCAGTGCTTATGTTTAATGCAATATTTTACTTTCCAGCGTTACCGCTTTAGCAGGTTCCGCTACCTTTATGCCTTTACTGTCATAATAATAAACAGCTGCCCGGTCAATGTCTCTGATTGTTTTGTACTTCTGGCAGATTAATGTGATACCTTCATTCATTTTCTTGCAAAAAATCATTTTATCTTTTTCGCTTGCAATATACCATGGATCGCTCTTTACAGTGATATGGAATATATCATCGTCAACGGCTTCTATCTTGTCTACGTTGTCAAATGTATAGGCGTAGTTAAACAACTCTTTTGCCATAGAGTCATAGTCTATCTTCGGTTTAAGTAGCATTGATACAATCCATATAACAATTATTACTCCAATTAATATAAGTGCTACCCACAATCCGTAAGGCTTCTTTCTCTTAACTTCTTCCATTTCATTCCCTCCTTTTCTACCAGTATATAACATATTGGAAAAAAAGAAAACACCCACCATGGTATCCACGGCAGGTATTTCCTTAGGAGGTGTCATATGAAGTCTGGCTGAGCGGCTACATCTGGATTTGAACCAGAATTTACAGTCAGGGGCAATACTGTTGTTCTGCCATTTGAACTATGCGCCGTTATGCCGGATTACCCGGCACGCCTTAGAGTTTATAGTCTGGTAAGGTAAAGTCAGACTGTACGCCTAACGTAATTCGCGCTTCCGTTAAAAACTATGTGCTTCCTTGGGGAGAAGGAAAATGGAAAGTATGTGTTCGGGGAGGTTTTTCACTACTTCCAGTTTATACTATAACATTTGTGAAACGGAAAAAACGGACAAATCGGACAAAGTTTTATTTGTTTGAAATTCATGATTTATCGACTATATTTCAGTTTAAACGAATTGCCTGACCACATATATCGCAGTAATTCTTTACACCTAACGCCATACGCTCTCCGCATCTAGGGCATATGCACTTACCGGTTAAACAACCTTGCGTAACTTGCTTTGGTATATCTTTTTCAATATATTCTTTGAGCGTCTTTAACCAATTACCCAATTGCCAGTGCTCTAATCCACATTCAGTACAATCTGTTTTTTCTTCGCAATGTTCTATCGCTTCTTCTATTGTCATCATATTTTTATCCTCCTCTAAGTACTAACTTTCATAATACTTTTCCTTAAAACACTTATACGCGTCATCTTCATATAAATCATCAGACATTGATGCTTCTTCAGTAAAAAGTTTATTAATCTCTTCATCTATATCAGCTACTAACCAAAAATCAGGAACGCAACAATCTTTCACAGATTCATAATCAAAATTTTTTATGTATTCATCTGTTTCTATATTAAAATCCTTATCTTCTGAACAAGTACGTTCTTCGGCGTACATTGCTCCATAATCACTATCTGCTATTTCTTCAAATCTATAATAACTGCATATTTTACAGTTAAAAGGTAAGCACTTGCTCATAATTAATCCCTCCGTTATTAATAAAATCTATCTTTCAATTCTGTCCCATGAATCTCTCATACTCTTTCCTAACTCCTTCACCAGTTGCTTTTCTGCCGATCTTTGTCGCCACTTCTTCCCAGGTATCGCCCTCGAATATTTTGTACTTTATAATTCTTTGCATTCTCTCTGGAATACGAAGCATATAATGTTCAACCAGCACTTTTGTTTCTTTTGTCCTTAGTGCTGTTTGCCTGAGGATCTCTTCATCTTCTTTTAGCGAAGCTTCATCTTCCGGTGTATACTGAATACCTGATATGTGAATATTGCCGGCAGTATAAGGGAAGCACTGGGAAGATCCTTTTACAAAGTCATGTACTATTGTCTTTTTCTTGCGTTCCAGTGCCGCCATTTCCTTCGTAGTTTCCTCTAAAAGTGCTTTAGCGTCCACATAGTTGTTAAGTGCTGTTACGATATCAGCTGCCATGTTTTTTTCTCCCTTCCGCAAGTATTTTGTATCTGACTGCGTCCCATTTTAATCCTAAAACTTCGTCTTCCTCTTTGACAAATAAATATCTACCCTGATATCTTGTATGCTGATCCGCGTATACAGACACTTTGTATTTTGATATTCCTAATAGCTTTTCTGCCGCTTCGGAACTATAGCTTCCAATTCGGCAATCACCGACCTGTTTATCATAAACCACATATAACTTTCCCATTGGCATAGGTCAATCCTCCTTTACCTTGGCTTCAATGTCTTTTCTCAGGTTCGTCATAGCCTGCACAATATAGTAAGCGATTTTCTTTGTCTCGGCATCGTGCGTCTTTATGAATGTATCATCAAGGTTCTGTATGTGGTTGTCGATTATGCTCATTACCTGATCCAGCTTCGTTTCCGTGGTATCCAGTTTATTCCGGTTAAAATTGCTTTCCTCAGCTATGTGATGCAGCTTCATCTCCCCAATGCTTACTGTCTTAATCGCTTCCATGGTCTTCACCTCCAAAATGATTTATCATGCGCCCCATGAAATTTAATAACGTGGCAATTACCAGCACGCCTATTCCTAACTCCGGTATAGCCCTCGCCACTCCAACAGCCCATACCGTAGCCATTAAAACCACATATATGCAGAGTACGTTTATAACTTCGGTTCCTGCTTCATACAATTTCTTTTTCAATTTGATTCCTCCTTATTATCATTTTGTTGAGGTCAACAAAACGTTATGGCATCACTTCCGGAAACTCTCCGTTTTGGGTTATAGTTTCAACATTTGTTAGTTCGGACAACGCATCACTCATAGGGGTTCCGTATGTTCCTTTTTCCCATAGTCTTGATTTTTCTGCTAGTTTCCAAAAATTATTAGCTTCTATTCCTGTAATTCCTTCTGGTAATTTTGCAAATGTCTTTTTAACCCAATTTTTACACCATTCTAATTCAACCTTTTTCATCCGATTTTCCTCCTTATTGTCACGATCATTTAATAGCTTTTTCAATTACGGTAATAATTAGTAGTGGTATACTCACAAAGCTTATTTCTAACCTTATAAAAATTCTGTCCTTCGAAAAAATATTTAAAAGATATTTTGTCCTCTGGTTGCAAGTCTGGAATCTGCTTTTTAGCAAACTCATAGGAGATAGCTTTCATAAGTTCTTCGGTTTCATTATAAGTTTTTGAAGTATTATCGCTGTAATATATAACTGCGTCAATTATGGATACTGGTGAATATGCTACTTTGATGAATTGGTCATTTGCTCTGGGTAATCCCACCAATATTATTTTGTATATATTATTTACTTTTTCCCCGGACACTTGCTTCATTTATATACCCCTCTCTCATTTGATATCCTAATTATACACTAGATACTAGTCTATATCAATCAACAGTATGCACAATATTCTAGTGCTTATTTTGTTTATTTTATACACTTGCATCTAGTGTGCATATGATGTAAAATGAATTTAAGGAGGTGAATCGTTTGGTAACATATAAATTTGATGTACTTGAAAAGCTCAAAGAATCTGGATATACGTCTTATAGGCTACGAAAGGAAAACATTTTAGGGCAAGCAACCATTCAGAGGTTGCGCAACTCGCTTCCGGTATCCTATGAGGTCCTAAGTACTCTCTGCGGACTCTTAGAATGTCAACCCGGAGATTTACTGTATTACGAGAAAGATTCCGAATAGGGATCTTTTTTAATCAGTTAAATCCGGGTTTAGTAACCGCTTCTCAAATATTCATCAGTTGCCATTTCGTTATCATTTTTATCATAAAAAGTATTTAGCTTACAGTTCATGCATGTTTCGCACGGTTCGTCATTGTCTTCTGACTTCTGGAAACCATCACATTTCCCATTTGCCTGATGCGGTTTCCCTATTGCCGTGATTAATTTACAATGGTCTAATGTTCTCTTACCAGACCATGAATATTTCCCCATCTTCTCACCTCGTTTCGGGTTTACTTGTTAAGCAAATCCCCTTTCACCTCAAAATATGTATATATGCTGCTCTGCTTAGATGGTTTTGCAATGTCCACGTATTTCTTTAGTATGCTGGCATATATGGGGACCTCTTTTATTTTTACCTTAAATCTGGTCCATGTTTCACCGCTCTTTTTAATAAGACTGGTTTCCAAGTTTATGCGACTCCTTCCTGCTGCCCTGGCAGCTTATACGCTTCCACACTGTTCACAACCATCTGCATCAGGGCAGAAATCGCATTCACCGCTACAACCTTTTATTTCTTCCTGTGGCTCTGGCGGTTTGTTCGATAATGTTCCCAACATAAAACTCACTGGATTCCATTTGTCTCCCTCCTGCTGCCCTGGCAGATCATGTGATATATGCGCTTCCTGCGGCTCTGATATAATCACATTTTCCGCCGATAAAATAAAGAGTCCATCCGGTTCATATTCTTCGTTTCCCCAGTCTTTTTCGAATCTTTCACGATCATCAATATAGCACCCCATCATACTGTCCTGTTCCCGCATATATGAATACTCTTTATCTTTATTGGCATCTTGCAGACCGAGGAATGTATAGGTTCCGTCCCTTGTGTAGTGGTCAACGACAAAGGCTTTTTCTCCGTCCATATACTCTGCTATGGATTTCCATAATTCATAGTCCGTTAACTTTTGATCATAATTATCAAACATTCCTGCGGTTTTAAGTATTACTTCTCTTATTTTTCCTTTTCCCTCAAACTTACTTTCATCTAATTCCGATAATTCAAGCGTATAAACTGGAAATGCTCCATTGCCAGGCTTATCAACAAATCCATAACATCCACCCTCAAAGTCACCAGACATGTATTCAGTCGGATTTATAAACCATTTCACATAACCGTCATGTACATTTTTCACTTTAGCCGTCTTCCCCAGGTAGTCATATTCTTTATTGAAGATATCAACCACTTCTTCTTTTGTATATTTCTTAGCGTGAAATACAAGCGTGTCGCAACTTCCTGCGCTGTATCCAAATTCCATATAGTCAAATTTACTCATAAAAATTCTTTGCTCCTTCCTCCGGTAAACCTGCGTTTTATTTATTTTCTTTTACCAATTCGCTCGGTCTAAAATATCTAGTAAATCCACACACATCAGTTTTATAGACAGTGTGCTCGCACTTAATTACGCTTCTTTTCTTCGGGTCTGGGTTGTTGTATTGTCCTTTCTTAAAAACCTCCAGCACTTTTACCCAACTATTATATCCGCTGTTAAACTCACCACAACCCTTAGTGCTTGCGAGTCTATAATATTCGCCAACTTTTATGTCTTGAATTCTTATTGTAATCACCTCTTTCGATAGACTTTCATTTAGTTAAAAGGCAAGCCCTCTTCTTCCACACCCTCAGGAATATTCATAAATCCGTCCCCAACACTTGACGGCTCCGGTCTGCTCTGCTGATGATTGTCGCCGGCTCCCTTGCTGTCTGCAAACTCCTGATCTTCCACAACAATATCTGTGGTGTAGACTTTTACTCCGTCCTTATTCGTGTAGCTTCCGGTCTGGATCCTGCCAGATATCAGCACTCTCATTCCCTGGCGAAAATACTTCTCAGCAAACTCCCCAGCCTTATCGAACGCCACGCAGTTAATGAAGTCTGCGTTCTGCTCATTCTCTACCTTGCGTACTCTCCGGTCTACTGCAAGAGTGTACCTTGCTATAGCCATAGAACGCTCGCCCTGGGAGTATCTTACTTCGGGATCACGGGTGAGGCGGCCCATTAAAATCACTCGATTCATTAATTATCCTTCCTTTCGCTTACCTGTTTCATGAATATAAACCAGTGTGTTTTTGCTCTCTTATCTCCGAAAAGCGGTTTATAATTTATTGCTTTCAGAATTTCGCTTGTTTTTATCTGTTCCTCGTTCCATTTGAACACCAGCGTTCCAAACGGTTCGAGCACTCTCATGCATTCATCAACTCCGCGCCTTATGTATTCTGGCCAATCTTCCGGCAGTACTCCGTATTTTTGGCGCAACCATGATTTTTCTCCGGCGTGTATTAAATGTGGAGGGTCGAATACAACCATTTTAAAAGTGTTATCTTCATAAGGCATATCGCGGAAGTCAATGATTTCATCAGGTTTAATAATTAACGCCCGTTTGTCGCACAGAGTTGTTTCAAGTTCTCGGTTATCAGCGAATATCACATTTGGATTTTCTTTGTCAAACCAGAACATTTTACTTCCGCAACAGGCATCTAAAATGTGCTTCATCAGATCACCTTTCCGCCATGCTTATATGGTCTAGTCTTATTAAAATCATGTTTTTCAGCAATTGCATATTCCAGATCAATGCCGTAGTGGTCGCACATATCCATGATTCTAATAACCGTGTCAGCCAGTTCACTCGGTATCCCCTCCGGCTTTCCCTTGTCTCCGTAATAAGTTTCTGTAGGCTTTCTTCCGTCCCTGTATTCCTGCAATGCTTCTGAAAGTTCACTATGACACAGGGCAACTAACTCCCCGAACGTTCTTTCTTCTCCGTCCCACCAGCCATGTTCGCGGGCGTTCTTCCCTACTTCTTTTACCATTTCATTAATCTGCATTTCTTTCCTCCCATTCTCCACAATAATCATCAAATGTGGTTTCGCATCCATATCCCTCTGATTCTTCATTTGTGCATACCCATTCGCCATCTATGTGGCGGCAATAAACACAGCTTGCGCAACATTCATTCATAGCTTACCTCCTGCGGTTTCTCGCACCATGCTTTTGGTTTAAAAATTGTCTGGCCTTTCTTCTTTTCTTTGATATAGACAAAAATTCCTTTTCCCAAATCTCCAAGCAATCCGTAAACTTTCCAGCCACATTCTTTGCATTCGTATGGATCGTTTGATACTTTTCCGCATGATGGGCAAATATACTCGTTGTGTACAACCGACTTCTTAAAATCTTCCATCGTATCAAATACCCTTACTTTTTCAGCTTCTATTAACGGCTGCCCACAATCTTGATAATAATTCATGTACCAATAACTGCGATCTTCTTCCCAAGATTCCAGAATTTCTTTCCATGGGATACCAAGTTTTTTCTCATAATGTTTTGCCCTGTCTATAATCCATTTGAATTTCTGGCAATACTCACAATCATGACCGCACTCTTTGTCAAATTCCGCATAGGCTTTTAACTGCTCAATGCAATCCTCCGTAAAGTGCTCACACCATCTACTTGCAAAATCTTTCTTCTCCCTTAATCCTCTTGCTGTTGCATCTGTCAATGAATTCATTCCTTTATCCATTCTCTCTTTCCTTTCTCTCGCCCCGTGGCGCACTCTGTTAGCCCAAATCCCGCCCGTTTTGCAATTTGTGGCGGATTGTTCGTCTTAACCTAAAACTCGCTTTAAACGCTTACCACGCACACCCGCGCCGCTGGAAGTAAATCTCTTTATATGTCATGGTAGCCAGTGCCTTAACTGTCTTGCTCCCGCGTTTGGCGTTGTACTCGATAATTGCTAAGTGTTGCAGCTTCTTCACAATCTTTCCCTTATGTAAAATTCTGTTACCACTGACATTATCATCACCGAAGAACTTCGCAACCGGTGTACTGTATGTTACCTTGTCACCGGGTTTAAGAGATTCTTTCAAGGCATCTATGTCTTTGAGTGATACTGTAACCTCTGTCATTTCTGCTCTCTCCTTTCAAAATCCATATTCGTACAGATCGTGGTCCTCTATATACCAGTCACCGCATACTTTATAAATCCTCACATCGTCAAGCTGTTCATCTGTCAGCTGTCCCCATGGATTCACCTTCCATAGCATTTTCTTAATAAACTCACGCCGGAGCGTTATCTCTTCCGCTGTCATATCCTTCTCCATGTGCCTTGTGTGGTCCGTTACTTTTGGGCGGAACATACAAAGTTTAATTGCTCTCGATTCGTCCAATGTTATCCCCCTTTGCTTCAATCAGCTGCCTTATTCTCTCCTGCGCTATTCTGGCACTCTCTGGCAGCTTCCGTACCTCCATAGTCCTTCGGCATTCAGCTTCGTAAGCGCGGTTGAATTGAGCCCTGAGCGTGTTTAACTGGTCAAGTGGAGAACTGCATATAGTTTGAAATCCGATGCGCTCCACGGTCTTTCTGGTAGCTTCGCTCATGCTGTCAAGTGCTTTCCGTTCCTCCATGTATCCGAACCGCCTTA